TCCAATTTTATGCGCTACGTTTTTAAATTGCTCAACATCTTCTTTTTTAAAATAATCAACCATTTCATTTGGTATATTAATTTCGTATTTACTAGCGTCTTCTGGTCTTCCTAATTTATTATAAAGTTCTGCTTTTTCTTCATCTGTTTTAGGAATAGGTACTCTACTGCCTAAAACTTTTTGTTGATGTATTACTGTTTTAGCAAGACCTTCAACATCTTTAAAATTAGCAAGTGTTGGATCGTTTTTTAATTCGTCAGATAGTGATGATTTCCAATCTTGATTATCACTTTCTGATCCAAGAACTGTATTAGCTGTTTCTTGTATTGAATTAGCTATAGTAGTTTCTGGATTGTCAGTTGTGGTCGTTTGTTCATCAGACATTTTTATCCTCCTTTAATAGATTTATTATTCTGATTAATACCGATCTTTGTCCTTCACGGTATGATGTTTCATGGGGATCATTTTTTATAAATGAACTCCTATGATAATAAGCAGACGTTAAATCTGCTAATACCTTCTCACCTTCTTTAGATGAAAATGTAATTTTGTATTGTTGTTTTAATTGTTTTAGATCATTGTCTTGATCTTTTGCCATATTATCCCGTCATATCGGCCATACCCATATCATCTACCATATCAGACATTGCTGATTGTACATTAGGGTCAGCTAATTTTTTAGTTGCGTCAGCTTGTGTGTTCATAGCTTGTGCTTGTGCTTGTGCTTGTTGTGCCATTGCCGCTTGTTGTTGTGCTTCTGCTTGTGCGGCTCTCATTTCTTGAACTTGCTCAGTACCTCTCATAACAGTTTTTGGTACACCTAATAATTTTGCTCTCATTCTAATTGCGTTATCGTGATCTATGTTATCCATAATAGCAGGATCAACTTGCGCAATATTCATAGCTAATTGATATAATCTTTCAATTGCAACTGCTTCTTCCATTCTTTGTGATCTAGCTAATGGCCCAACATATTCTACATCAATTGTAGTATCTCTAATTACATCTGGTGCTGTCATTAAAGCACCTGCTCTAAACATAATTCCAAATACTCTTTCAATTAATGGATTTAAAAATTCTGATTGGAAACGACCTAATGTTGGCCCTAATAATCTTTGCATCAATTCATATCTAACTTGAACTTCTGTTGCTGTCATTTGTGGGCCTTCTTGTAATTGTAATTGGTCTGAATAATATGCTTGTCTAATAGCAGTTCTTAATTGATTTTCTTTCATGTCAGTTATTTGCCAGTTAGAACCAATTTGTAATGGTTTAACAGCACCGTCATTTCTAATTACAGTTATTCCAGCAGGTGTCATTCTAACTCTACCAATTACACCGTCATCTTGAACAAGTAATGGTGGATCAATTGCTTTAGCCCATGCTTTTAATCCAATCTCAACTGCTTTATTTAAAGTTTTAATATCTGGTAACGCATTATAACTTGGTGATCTTCCAAAAATTTCACCAGTTGCTTTAGACCATCTAGGTACTAAATATGGAAACTCATTATAACCACCTGTTCTAACAACCATTTTATCTTCTTCACAAACGTGACAAGAATGGAATGGAAGTTTAGTTGCAGTTTTACCAATTGCTCTTTCGTAATCTGCTGTTGGTTCTACTGCATGAATAAATGTAAAATTTTTTTCTGGTTTTTCTCTAGCCGCTTTTAAAACTTTTTCACCTAAATTATCTTCACCAAATTCTTGAACAGCTTGTCTAGCTGTTAATTTATATTTTCTGTAAAGTGTATCAACTGTACCATTTATATTTTCTTGAATGTAATATTCTGCAATGTGTAAACAATTAAAATGAATACCATCTGTATCAAAACCATTTTTACCTTCTTCAACAAAAATTGCACCAGTACCTATTGAGCAAAGATCAAGATATAACTCATGTACTTCAGTATTAAAATTTGTTTCGTTAAAAGTGTCGTACATTCTTTTTGCAGTATCTTCTAACCACAAAGCAACTTCTCTATTTTGATTTAATACTTCATCTCTTAATTTAATTGAAAACCATGCTAATGATGGTGATGTAAGTGTTCCTTGTAATGAAGCGGCTAATAAATTGTTAGCAGTTATTGCTGTACTGTCATACAATACTTCAGTTCTTTTTTCACCTTTAGTTCTTAAAGTAATAACGTCTGCTTTTCTTGGCATAACATAATCTAAAATTTCTTGCCAATGAGTTTCCCATGTGCCTCTACTTTCTTCCATAGAGCCAAGACGTTTTTTAATATACTCGTATGAAGCCATATTATTTTATTCCGCCACCTAATACTGTTTTTTCTGTATTAGCTTCTTCAGTTACTCCTTGTCCAGAAGTAAGTATAGTTCCATACATTCCTTTTTTCTTTGAGCCTAACATTTTTTCTTTTTCTGCCGATAATTTTGCTTCTGCTTCAGCAGTTTTATCAGTTACTATTGGATCAACTGGTGGTGGCATTTGTGGTGCTGATTTCATTCCCATAATATTATATCCATTTACATTCTTGTTTTAACATACCGTAAATTGCGGCATCTACAAATTTATTACCAATTTTCATGGTTTGTCTGCATACACCTTCTTTAACAAATCCAACGCCTTTTAACAAGCGTTCATTTCTTTTGTATTCATTACGACACAAAGCGGTTATTCTACTACATTTTAATTGAATAAAACAGTATAAAAATACCATTTTTAAAAATCGTCTTTGACAAACTCTAGGAGTATCTAATGCTAAATGAATAAAAATATTATGACCATCATAATCAGAAAATAATACTCCTCCCATAATATTATCTTTTCCAGATACATCTCTTTCAACAAAACCTATAAAAGAAAATTTATTATCTAAATCTGTATTAATATGTGCTTTTGGTGCAACGTAATTAAATATTGGCTTACGCCATTCTTCTTCTGTAACTGCTACAATCACTATGCTTTTATACCGCCACCTAAAATAGTTTTAGAAACATTTGCTTCTGCTTCATCACCAATTGAAGATGTTAAAATAGTTCTTTGACTACCACCATAACCTATACCTAATGCTGATCTTTTCTTTTTTTTAGCTTCTTCTTCTGTTTCTGGAACTGTTGTTTGTGGTGGTTGAGTTTGAGGTGTTTGAGTTTGCATTTGATTTCCTCCACCATCTCCTTTAGCAATTGTTCTTCCCATTGCATCTAATGTTCCTTGACCTCTACCAGTTATATATCTTTTATAATCTGCAAGAGTATTTTGAAAACCTAATTTACCTACAACATTTTTTTGATAATAATCTCTATTTATTTCAAATGTTTTTTGTCTTAAACCTTGAGCCATATTCAAACCTAAATTTAATAAAAAAAAAGGTGTATCAGCTTTTGGTACTTGGTAATTATTTAATTGAGATTGACCAGTTGCTAATGCTGTTTTTTGTGCGCTTGATTTAATTTGAGAACTACTTGCTACACTTGTTGTTGATGATCCACTATTTGTATGTGGATTAGGTGTACTTGTAGTTTTGTATGACGAAGATTTTTTTGATGATGTAGTTTTTGCACCAGAATAACCAGATGAAAATGGTGAACTTGATGAATATGATTTTCCTGCCATGTTATTTTTTAATTAAATATGTTAAACTCATAATCAGATTGTATCTGTAAACGATCATAAGATTTTGTTCTAGCTTTTCTTAACGACATAACTGCATATCTCATTGCAGATATTACATCATCATTAGCTGGTACAATCTTACCATCTTTTCTATGATACATTCGTAATTCTTCTAACAGTTTACCTTGATTTTTAAAAATTTTCAACCTTTGTGTCTTAAACCTAGTATATATCTCTTGAACACCAGCTTCTACAGAGTTACCGCCAGAACCTTCTTTTTGTCCATTTGCAGGTGGATTACTAAAATGTTCTCTAGTCATATTAACACCTTCATCTTTGTATTGTTGTGTTAAACTTTTACCAGAACCTTTGTCAGCTTGTCTTCCATCCATAGGCCATACTACAGGTATATATCTACCTCGCATTTTAATTGCTGATGCATGAATAGGTACTGCTTCTTGCCTCATAGCATAACTATCATAAACATAAGCTGTATCTGTATCTCTATCCCAAGCAACCCATACTGCGGCTGTTGGGTGATCCCATCCAAAATCTAAACCACAAATTTTGGGCCAATGATCTGGTATTTGTATTTCATCAATTACAACATCTTCTTCTGCTACAGGAAATACTAATCCAGAACCTAATTGTGGTATTCCACGTTCACGCATTTTTCTTTCATGTGGTGGTAATGCAGATAAAATTTGTTCTCGTACTTCTGGTGTCATATGAGGTGCATCATCCCATCCTGCTGTAATTAATGCTTGTCCTTTACGTAAATTATTTAAAAATTGAGCAACTGTTTCTGTCATACCGCTTTCTGGTGTAAATGTCATATAAACAATACCACCTTTATCGGCTGTACGGGTTAGTGATTGAGTATAAATTGGTGTAGGCGGTTCTTCATCAAGCCAGATCACATCTACGCTTTCTCCCATCCATTTTTCTTTACCCATATCATAAGATTTAAAACCTATTCTAGAATTACCTCCAGATTTATGTTTAACAATTACAGAGTTTAATGCATTAGGTACACCTGCTTTTCTAATAGTATCAACTATATATTTTTTAGGTATAGAACCTGTGCCTTTTGCGGCAGGATCGTCTGGTTGGCCGATAAGTTCTTTTTGGCAAACATCCCTAGTGGTTTCGTTAGAAACTCCCCCAGCCCAAGCACGTATTGGTCTGTTAAACCGTTTACCTTCCCACCACGTTGGGTAGTGACCCGTCACATGGTATGCCATTTCCATAGCCCCACAAAAAGACTTACCGATCCTATTACCAGCCATAAGCAATCGCTGTTGAGCAATTGTATTATGAAATTTTGTTTGGTATTCGTATGGTAAATAGTCATTCATACGATTAGTAGCTTTTCTATTTTCTAATTCTTTAGCAAT